ACGATGGCGTCCATCAAGGCCAAGCTCGTCAACCACATGCACATCGAGGAGCGCAAGGGTACCTCCAAGCAGGCTGCAGGCTACTGCAAGAAGGGCTCGCACCCCTCGTATCCTGATGGCATGGAGAAGTGGGAGGTCCACGAGAACTACTTCGACAACCCCAACGACGAGTTCCTCGTAGAGGGCTTCGAGTTCGGCACCATCTCTCGTCAAGGCCGCCGCACCGACCTCAAGTCCGCAGCTGCTGCAGTCATGGCAGGCGACAAGACCGCCGAGGAGATCGCCTGCATGGACCCCAACACCTACCACCAGTTCGGCCGCACCCTCGAGAAGATCGAGGACATCCGCCTTCGCAAGGTGTCCCGCAACTGGATGACCACGTGCCTCTGGATCCACGGTCCTACCGGCACCGGCAAGTCCCACCTCGCGTTCAAGGACTACGACCCCGACACCATGTACACCTACCCGTACGACAAGGGCTGGTGGGACGGCTATACCGGACAGTCCACGGTCATCTTCAACGAGTTCCGTGGCAACCAGCACATCCCGTTCGACTACCTGCTCAAGCTCGTCGACAAGTGGCCCATGCAGGTTCGCCGTCGCAACCGCGCCCCGGCGCCGTTCCTCGCCAAGCACATCATCATCACGTGTCCGCTGCACCCCAAGGAGGCATATGCGCTGCACACCGATGGTGACGACTCCATCAACCAGCTCCTCCGTCGCATCGAGATCAAGGAGCTGACCGAGGCCTGGCGCGGTCCGTTTCAGGCGTAACCAGGGGGGCACAGTATTACCCCCCCTGGCAACTTCCAGCTACCTGCTACCGTCAGGTTGCACCGGCCACAGGTGGCGCTGCACGGGGAAAGAACATAAGCCGGCGTCTGTCAGAACCGGGAAACGACTCTGTCGGAGCACGGTTGCTGTAGAGGTTAAATGGCTTATGGTCGCCGTCGTTCCCGCAAGACTCGTGGCCGCAAGCGTCCTAGCTATAAGCGTCGTGTCCGCACTCCGTCTGCTCGTAAGGCGATTGGCAGCAAGGTGTCCCGTTACAGTCGTGCGCGTGGTGTTAACCGCGCTATCGCGCAAGTTTCTAAGAAAGTTGATGCGTTATCTCGTACAATAGAGACTAAGATTGACATTACTGAATTGGCCATTGATAATCCCGGTCACCCTGATTGGGCCAATTATGTCGTTGGCGGTGGTCTCGGAGAGGTCCACGCCGATGGCGGCCTTTTCTACCCCAACGTTTGGGATCACTTCTCGCTCCCTAACGGCACTCGTCAATCTCGTCGCATTGGCAACAAGGTCACCAAGGTCTCTTTCTACATCGACGGTCTCATCACCTCCCTGCCTTACAGCCAGACCACCAACGCGTACGTCCATGGCTACGTGTTGCACATGGTTGTTTTCAAGGACAAGAAGGAACCCGAGGACCCGGACTTGGACAAGATGAAGATTTCTGCTGATGGCCAAGAGGAGAAGAAGATCGATGGCTCCATCCTGAACTACTTTCTCCCCTACAACCGCGCCCGCATGCGCATTTACAAGACCCGCTCGTGGAAACTTGGGCAGTCTCCCGCCAACATTCCTCTCGTTTTGCCCAATCCCCCCGCAGCCGGTTACGGATACTACGGTATCAACACCCAGACCACCCGCGCTCCTCTCTTCCGTCGGTTCCGCGTTCATCTTCCATGCCCCCAGCAAGTTCTCTTCGAGACCTACCACCCGCCTGATCCCCCTCCGGGTGATACGGGTGGTGCCCGCGGTGCCAAACCCGTCAACACTCGTTGCAGCCTCGGTTTCTTCCTCACTCGTTCTGATGGCCAAGCTCCCTTGAACAGCCAGAATGTCTGCAAGCTCGACATGCAGCTCAAGTTCAAGTACAAGGATGCATAGACAGCGCCCGGGCGCTCAACGCCCGAACCTAGTGACTGCACATCCTGACTGGCCTGTGGGCAACAGGTCTACTGGGCAACAGGCCTGTACCGCCTGCCCGATAAAATAATATAATCATTCCGCCCTCGGAACTTGCGAGCGAACTCACCTCGCGGTTTCCCGCAGGCGCCGGAGGCGCCGGAGGCCCCGCCGCGATCGCCCAGTCACGTAATCTAAAAATCAAGAAATCATTAATTTAAATCAAGGTCCCCGCGGGGGGGCCGACCCACCTGCACCGGCCTCAAGTGGCGCTGCAGAATCCCGTTTTTTAAAACGGTCACCCTTGCACCGGCCGAGGGTGGCGCTGCAGGATTTTGAGTGACCTCGGAAAAATTTCCCGTTTTTTTTCAGATTTTCAGAGCGTCGTAATGCCGGGCAAACAGTACTCCAACGCGTGCTTCACCTGCTGGGACCCTACCGATGAGGAGATCGACCGGTTCAAGGCCTTCATCCAGGAGCGCTGCAGTTATGGGGTGTTCGGCCACGAGCTCCCCAACGAGCGCGAGCAGTACGAGGGCAAGAAGGTCCACCTCCAGGGCTACCTCGAGTTCAAGAAGAAGATGACGATGGCGTCCATCAAGGCCAAGCTCGTCAACCACATGCACATCGAGGAGCGCAAGGGTACCTCCAAGCAGGCTGCAGGCTACTGCAAGAAGGGCTCGCACCCCTCGTATCCTGATGGCATG